AATAGAGAAGTTAGTATGACGACGATAAACTACTTTAAAGAAAGTGATCTGAGGGTTGCCGGTAAGATAGACATCTTGGGCACCATAAGCTACAAGTTGAAGAAGACCTCCACCCATTTTGTATTTATTATTAATACAGAAAAAAAATAATTTGTTAATATATTTAGTTAGAGTAAGCAAGACCACCCATTCCACTAAGAATACGAAGCACATTGTAATTCACAGCATACATATTAAGAGTTCCTGAACCTACACCGTTAGTTCCAACAATAGCAGTTGCTGTATCGATACGAGACATATTAAGAGTTCCAGATGGTTGATGTTCTTCTGGTTTTAATGCAAAAGAATATACGTGGATATTTTTTCCATCAGGAATATTTTCGTGGTGTTGATAAGGTTGAACGTGTGTGAAATATTTGGCATCACGCTTAGCAAAACGATCATTACCGTTAAGTTGAAGTTGGAAATCTGTTGTTCCTAAGAAAGTAAAATCTGCTGATTTATTAACCCATACTAATTCTTTAACAGGGTGATTAAATGAAAGTTTGGATTTTGTTGTTACCGCACCACCGGTGCTACTAGCAATTGATTCACCACCAGTAAATTGAACTTGTTCAATAAGGTATTCGTGGGATAATTGAGCAAAACGACGACGTTCATCAGTATCTAAGAATATATAGTCAGCCCATAATTCTACATTTGATAAACTAACATTAGTTCCTACTAAATCTGCACCTAATGTAAGATTGATTTTAACTTCGTGATATTGTAAAGCAATTAGAGGAAGTGCTAAACCAATGTTACGGCAGAACCAGAATTCAAGAGGAACATATACAGTTCTAATATCCTCTGAAGCAGGATTTGCTGATCCAGATTTACTAATCATTTTACCAAATCCTTCCTTTTTACCTTCAGGTAAAGTAAGTTCATTCCAAATATACATCCATTCACCATATTGACGATCAATCATTTGACCACCAATTTCAACTTCAACTTGATTGATTAATCCAAAACCAGCATAGTGTTTTAATATTCCTGTTGTTGCTAGAGTAGTAAGCGTGGCTTGTAAGTATAACTTATGAACTAAATCACCATTACGGGAGATTTGGCAAGTTACACGTTGTCCTAAGGTAGCATTTCCGTTAAAGGTTTGTTGTATAGACTCAATAGAGAAGTTAGTATGACGACGATAAACTACTTTGAAGAAAGTGATCTGAGGGTTGCCAGTAAGATAAACATCTTGGGCACCATAAGCTACAAGTTGAAGAAGACCTCCACCCATTTTATTCTTAGTTAAGATAAAAAATATTAATGTATAAAACTACAGATTTTTTCTCAACTTATGTTTTGTTATGGTATTTTTTATATATTTTAGCTATTATACCTTTTAATCCTGTTATTATATTTTATTTAATTTTATCATTTGTATGTTGGATGTTATGTTATATGATTTATCTTAACATATCTACAAAAAAAATATTATTCTTTATTGTTTTTGGAATTATTTTAATTAAAGTTTTACCAATTTTAACATTAAAGCATGAATTTAATACAAAAGATCTTGCATTTGGATTATCAATGTTTATAGTATATCATATCATATTGTATTATACAAAAGGTATTGAACCTATTCAATTCTATATGAACTTTATTAAATACTTTAAAGATCTTCCAGATAATTTAGCATATATGTTTAACGATTTAGTTATTAAACAATTTTTTACAAATAATATAAATAGTGTATATCATACTATATTTTAATTAGAATAAGCCAAACCACCCATACCACTTAAAATACGTAAGACATTATAATTAACACCCCATACCCTTATTGTTCCTGATTCTTTAGGTTTTACCACTAATTTAGCCGTATCAATTCTTGACATATTTAATGTTCCTGATGGTTGATGTTCTTCAGGTTTTAACGCAAATGAATATACATTTATACCAGCATTAGTTGGTATATTTGTGTGATGTTGGTATGGTTGAACTAACGAGAAATAATCTCCATTCCTTTTAGCAAAACGATCATTGCCATTTAATTGTAAATTAGCTGAAGTAATTGAATTGTTGCCATCCGGATCTATACCAAATAAGGTATTTTGAAGTACTGTATTTGATTCGCTGGTTGTAGAATCTAAACCTAAACTAGGAACTTCAGTATTAGATCCTACAAACAACTTAGAATCAGTATAATTATACCATTGATTTTGTTCAGTTGCTTTTACAGTATCATTGATAGTCCATATAAGTTCTTTAACAGGGTGATTCATAACTAAAGCAATATTTTGTTCGTTTGTTCCTGAAAGCGTATTTTCATTCATTTGCACTTGTTCTATTAAATATTCGTGCGATAATTGAGCAAATCTTTTACGTTCATCCGTATCTAAGAATATGTAATCACACCAAATAGTCGCATTTTTAATTGATTTAATATTAGCAATTTGAACATCTGCATTTTTAACATAAGCAGTTCCATTATAAGTGCAATTATTAAATGTTTCTATTTCTATATTTATTTTTACTTCGTGATATTGAAGAGCAATTAATGGTAATGCTAAACCAATATTACGACAAAACCAAAACTCTAAAGGAATATATACTTTATTATCCTCAAAACTTGTCATATCAGTATCTGCACCGATCATTTCTTGGTAACCATCCATTTTTCCAACAGGTAATGATAACTCATTCCAAATATACATCCAATGTGAATATTGTTTATCAATCTTTTGACCACCAATTTCAACTTCAACTGATTTTAATAAACGATGACCTATAAAATTAACATAACGATTTAAATCTTCAGTAAGAATATTATCTATAGCATCTCCGTCTTTTAATTTTTCCAATTCTACTTCTACATACATTTTATGAACTAAATCACCATTACGGGATATTTGACAAGTAACACGATTACCCCAATCAAACTTTCCGTTAATTGATTGTTGTATAGATTCTATTGAAAAATTAGTATGACGACGATATACTACTTTAAAGAAAGTAATTTGAGGATTTCCAGTTAAATATACATCTTGTGCTCCATAAGCAACTAATTGTAATAATCCACCACCCATTTTTAATTATTAAGCATATAAAAAATTAACTTGCAAAAAGTAATTAAATATGATGAAAGAAAGATGTAGTAAGAAAAGAATACACGTTGTAGATAATACTAAAGAAATCTCAACTCTAGATGATATTCATATTAATAGCATAAAAAAATTTGAAGCTAAAAATAAAAGAGCGGAAGAAATAACCGAACAAATTAATAAATTGAATATCATATCAATGACAGATATTTCTTGGTTATCTAACGTTGAAATTAAAGAACAAATTAAAGATTATACAAGTGAGTTAGATAAACTTAATAGTGAAAATGAACTTGATTATTACGAAAATGTTGGAGAAATATTGTTTAATTATTATGATATAGTTAATCAAAATGTTGATGTTAAGCAAGTTAATCCTAAAAAATATACTATTTTAGAAGCACTTAATATTGAAATGGATAATAACAGTGTAATAGGAGAGTATAAAGATAAATCTAAATTAGTTAATGAATATTTAGCAATAACAGACAATAAATACATCAATCATATGAATGGTGAATTTACTAACTCTAAATGTCTTAATTGTAATAACGAAATGACTAATTTAGTTCAAGAAGCATTAATAGTATGTTTCAGTTGTGGTTATCAAGATGTTTTATTAGCAGAACAAAATAGACCTATAATGTTATATGATAAGAAAGACGGTATTCATTATAGTTATAAACGTATTAATCATTTTAGAGAATGGATATCACAAATACAAGGGAAAGAAAGCACTGATATACCAAATGAAGTATTTGAAAAAATACTAAATGAACTTAAAAAAGAGAAAATTACTGATACAACTAAACTTACACCTAAGTTTATGAGAACAATATTAAAAAAATTAAGAACACATAAATATTATGAACATACTGCATATATTATTAATAGAATTAATGGTATTCCACCACCTCAATTTTCACCAGAATTAGAACAAAATCTATCTAATATGTTTATGCAAACACAACCTTTATTTATTAAATATGCACCTGCAAATAGATTAAACTTTATTTCATATTCTTACATTTTACATAAATTCTTTTTAATTTTAGATATGCCAGAATACCTCGCTTTATTTCCTTTACTTAAAAGTAGACAAAAAATAGCTCAAAATGAAGAAGTTTTTAAGAAAATATGTAAAGAATTGAAATGGACTTGGATTCCTAGTATTTAAAAATGATTTCGTTAATTGTAAATAATAAATGTATATCATCTTTGATACTGAAACTACTGGTTTAATACCTAAAGATTCTTCAAATAATTACTATCATTATACAAATACTTCTAAATATAATAATGCTAGAATGATCCAAATTAGTTATGAAATATTAGATCACACTTTAAATGTTATTGCTACAAGAAGCTTTTATATTAATGAAGTAGATACAGTTAGTAATTCTCAATTTCATAATATTACAAAAGATTTATTAGAAAAAGAAGGTATAAGTATGACTCGGTTTTGTGATATATTTACTGAAGATCTTAATATTTGTTCTAGAATTATAGCACATAATTTACAATTTGATTATTTCATTTTAATGAGTGAATTATATAGATTTGGATTTACTGATATTATTAATAAAATTAATTTACTTAAATTAATCTGTTCTATGAAAAAAACTAGACATTTTGTTTGCCATAATAAAAAATATCCCAAGTTATTGGAATTATATAATTACGCAAATAATAGTAATCTTAAAGAACTACCAAATGCACATAATTCAATGTTTGATGTTATGTATTTACGTATTGCTCTAGTTAAACTTAAGAGTAATAATATATTTGATATATTTATGTGCGAATAATTATATATTTCAATTATATTTTTCATTAAATAAGATTATGACTGATAAACTTGATGTTTTGGTAGAAAACAAGAATGAATAATTAGAACATTTAACTGATATTTCTACTATACCTATTTGTAAGTTCTTTGTTAATATTGCAAACAATTGTAGTTCATTAAAAGAATTTCAAAATGAATTAGTATTATTAACAAAATGGAATAAACAAAAACAAGATGGTAAAATGAATACTATTCATAAATTAATCGAAGAAGATCATGCAACACCTCAATATATGTTAAAATTATTATCTGAAATCATTTCTAAAAGTATTAAAATTAAAATTATTGAACATAAATCTATTATTAAATCATTAAAAGTATATATTCCCGAATGGTATGAATTTTTATATAAAGTATGTATATTAGCATCTAACATATTTTGGAAAAATCCAGTTTTATTTTATAAAAAAGTATCATCTATTGAAAGACAAAATAACATTAATACTATTGAAAAAATAACTAAAACCTGTATTAAGAATGCTGTAAGATCTTTTATTCCTTTAAATAAAATTATTAATGAATTAACTGATATTACAGGAGGAGGAGAGATTAATATTACTAATACTCAAACTTTAGTAGAAAATGAGGAAGAAGATGATACTGAGGATGTTCTAAATGCTAATAGTGATTCAGAAGATGATGTAGTTCTAGATGCTAATAGTGATTCAGAAGATGATGATGGTATTCCTGGTAATGCTGAAGATGCTGAAGATTCTGAAGATGATGAAGATGATGATGGTATTCCTGGTGATGCTGAAGATGCTGAAGATGATGATGGTATTCCTGGTAATGCTGAAGATGATGATGGTATTCCTGGTAATGCTGAAGATTCTGAAGATTCTGAAGATTCTGAAGATGATGATGGTATTCCTGGTAATGCTGAAGATTCTGAAGATGATGAAGATGCTGAAGATGCTGAAGATGATGAAGATGCTGAAGATGCTGATAAAAAAAAATATTCAATTATAAATACAAAAGAATCTTTGAATGATG